ACAGCTAATGATTACGATAGCTCACTGACTTATGCGGTAGGAGATTTATGTCAATACAATGACGTGTATTACAGGTGCATCACTGCTATTGTGGTTCCGGAGAGTTTCACTGTCTCTAAATGGTTAAGTTTAGGCAGTGTGAGGTCTTTTTACAATTTAACAATCACGACAGACAATTTCTTACTGTATGACGGAAGAACGATTAACCTTGAAAAATATCTTAATGAAACATATACAGGTTATTCTTATACTTCTTCAGCTCAAAGAGATCCTTCTGACGCTTCAACCATAATTGGTAATGCTATATACGTGTCTAATAATAGCAAGACTCTGTTTTATGTTTTTAATAAAATAGAAGGGGAAACATTTTATTGTTATAACAAATGGAGTTCAACAACAGCTTATATAGTGAATGATTATATTACTTATCAAGGCAAGGTGTATAAATGTATTTTAGGGCATACAGGTAAATTACCAAGTAATGCAACATATTGGCAGGATTTAAGCGAGACAATGACTTATATGTATAATCGTAATGGAGGAATATTGAATGCTGGATTCGTTGTCAATGTACCAACTTATCTTCAGACTGGTTTTGAGACTAAAATAACAGCAGACATAAACAAATATAAAACAGCAGGCGTAACGACGTCTATTAATTGGTATTAACATGAATAAACTTATTACAACAGATAACGGCGGTATGCCATTTGATTTAGATGATTTAAGATGGTTCTTAGGTCAGAGTAATAGCGATGCTGGTATTTATCAGGCGCTAAATAATATGTTAGGATACTTCGGTGCAGGTACACAACCTAATTTCGTAATTAATGGAGTATCAGGTTCGGCATCAGGTAATGACGTAGTTGTTACTTCAGGGTGGGTATATCTCGGAGAGGAGCTTTTATATTGCGAAGGAGGAACAGCAGTAAATGGGAATTTAGCATCGGACTCACGTGTTTATTTAACTAAATCTACCACATATGATTCAACAGGTAGCGAATCATTCAGAAGTGGAGTAACATATGACACTTATCAAAAAAACAGAGCGACAATCAACGTTGAACAAAGCTCATCTTATGTCAGGCCTGATAGTGCTACTGAATTAACAATATGGTTTAATGACGATACTGAAATATTGAATTATTTAAATCGTATAATGGTTGAAAGATTGCCCACAGCTTCATCAACAGGAAATGGAGTAGTCCAAACAGCAACTAATTTAGAAACTCAAACAGGAACATCTACGACAAAAGTAGTTACTTGCGCAGGACTGGAAAGCAGAAAGTCCACTCAGGCAGAAACAGCGTCAGGGTCATCACAAGTAAAATTCGTTACCCCATATTCTCTCTTGAGTAGAACTGCAACAGCAACAAGAACTGGATTGATAGAGATAGCATCAGATTCTGAGTTAATCGACCATACCATAACAGACAAAGCAATAGTACCAAGTAATTTTAATCAATCGTGGAGTGAATTCACAGTAGAGGCAGTTGATGGAGATGTCATAGTTAATACTTCAAGAGTAAGATTTTTGAAGTTAGGAAAATTAGTTCATATAACTATATTTGTGCAGGTAACTGTCGGAGGAGGTTATAGCGATGATTATATAAGACTTAAAGAATCAGGCGTCACATATGAAGCCTTACAACCAAGAGAATTTGCTTATTTAGCAGGAAGAGTAAAGGATGTAGGATTATCCTCATATAAGAATGGATATGCCGTGCTATTGGATAGCAGCTTTACAAGTCCAGACTATTTTGTTTTCGATATAAATTACGGAGATGGGAATAATTTAGTGGCAGGTAAGCAATATGAATTATACGCAAGTAGCACATATGAGGCCAAATAAATTATAAAAAATATAATTATATAATGCCATTTGAAAATGAACACATCACCTATTAAAATAAATTGGAATAAAGATTTCAAAAACGAGATAACAGAAGTTTCAGAAGAGGCGTTCTACCGCGACATCTACGATGGAAGAGTTAATGAATATCTATTACCACAGACAATATATCATCATACGGCTAATGAATTAATGAGTGGCGTATTTAAAGGGTTTGGGGGAGACTTCACCTCTTTTCAGATAGGAACATCTAATTACGAGATATTGAAAAAATTCCATAAGAATATCTATACATTTTCTTCTGCCAAAACATTTCACGAAGTTAGAGATATACAGAAATTTATCTTTGACGATAAAGGGTTTAAGCGTTCTTTTTCTCAGTTTAAGAAAGATGCTATCCCTGTATTTGAGAGATATAATGGTAGAAAAGATTGGCTAAGAACAGAATATAATACCGCCATTGCTCAAGCTAATTCATCAAGTCAATGGCAAGATATAGTAGAACAGGCTGATATATTACCTTATCTGCAATTTTCAACGGTAAAAGACCCAAAGGTAAGACCTGACCACGCAGAATTTGAAGGGTTGACACGTCCAGTTAATGATCCGATCTGGGATATAGCGAATCCGCCATTAGGTTATAATTGTAGATGTATAATTATTCAATTATCAACAGAAGAAGCTAAGGTGAGCAAGAAACAAGGAGATACCTATTCGTGGAAACAAGGCAGTCAAGAACAGAAAATGACAAGAAATCAATTCAAAGAGGAGATTGACCCAATGTTTCGCATGAATCCGGGCAAAGACCATTATATATTTAAAGACAAAGGTGTGGGTCAGCACCCTTATTTCAAGGTACCTGATAAATTTAAGATATTTAAAGAAAAGAATTTTGGTTTACCAATTCCAAAAGTATGATAACAAAGAAAGGGGATTACAAATTTGATAAATATAAGAAAAACTTTCAGACGGAGAAACGTCAAGGAATGCCTTTATTGGTTGGTAACGCTGCGAAGAATCATTTCTTAAAGGGATTTTCTGTAGGAGATCAACAAGGAGGAGGATTCACTAATAACAGTAGAGGAGGCTGGGAAAAGAGAAAAAAAATAACAAGACGTCAAAGAGGAAAGAACCTATTAGTAGATTCAGGGGATTTGCGGCGTTTTATTCAAGCGAAAGGAATATTGAAACGTACATTTGAAAGAACAGAGATAGGAGTAAAGGGTATCAGATACGCAAGAATTCACAATGAAGGAGGCAGGATAAGAGGAGGAAGTATGCCAAAGAGAGAATATATAGGGGATTCAGACGTATTGACCCGTAAATTAAAGGTATTATTAACAAGATTTTTAGATAAAAAAGTATTCAAATGAGCGCAAGATTAAATATATGGACAGCTATCAAGAATAAGATAGAGGCAGATGTAACAAGCGTAAAGACGGTAGAGTTATGGAATCAACAGATCTCCGATACTAATGAACAGGCATTTGCTTATCCGGCTTTATTTGTAGAATTCACTGAAGTGGATTGGAATCAGACAAGGCTTCAGCCCACGAGAAATGATTCTAAGGCAGGAGCAGAACAGAGAGGAGATGCAGTAATATCTATACATATATGTTTCGAGGAATATAGAAATGTGAACGATAGCTTTGTTGTTATCAATACTATTCTTGATGATGTATATTATGCTTTACAAGGTTTACAGGCGACTGATTGTCAGCCTATGCTAAGAACATCAGAGCGTCAAGACGTAGACCACGACAATGTTATTCATTGGGTATTTGATTTTAAATTAGGCATGGCAGAGAGAGGGTTGGATATGGTTGATTCAGGAGATTTGACTTCTAAGACAGGAGTGACACCGGATATTACTGTAACACCTGATATTGATAATGACATAATACGTACAGGAGATGGGGAATAATAGAATAAAAAAAAGAAGAAAGTATATTAAACAGGCGCTCGAAGGCGTTGATAAAAAATTTCGATATAAGGTAATTCAAGAATTGTCTAATAGATTATTCCTCTCAGAGAGGACTATTTACAACGATTTGAAAGAAGATTAATTCAAATATAAAGGACTGCAATAAGCAATATAGAAAGTTAATTCATCGATTATATCTTTAATATAATTAGGTTCAATAAAGTCAGTCATATAAATGTTTTCAAGCATGGTTTTGTAAATATTACAAAAATAATTTTCAATTTATAACAATTTTACAAATATACAGTTTATTAATAAATAATTGCAAGATTTATGGAATTAAGATATTGTAATATTATCAACAACAACGAAGCCGACCTATATCTTTTCGGAAATGTAGGTGAAAACAATAGAATTGATGGCGATGTCATTGCTAATGAAATAAGATATTTAGATGAGCAAGGCGTCAAGATAATAAGACAGCATATTAATTCCGGAGGAGGGAGCATCATTAATGGATTATCAGTTATATCTGCAAATTTTAACGCAAAAGCCGAAATTCATACTTATAACGAGGGATTAGCTGGGTCAATGGGAGCTATTATTCTTTTGTCTGGAGATAAGATATTTATGGCTGATTATGCTCAGATAATGCTTCATAATCCGTCAATTGGGGGTCAATCACTTGAAGATATGCCAGAGGGAAAAGATAAGACAGCTCTCAACGCGATGAGAGATACATTAATAAGTATATTGAAGCGAAGATGTTCTTTTTCTGATGAAAAAATAAAGGATATTCTAAAAAATGAAACATGGTATAATTTCAATCAAGCCAAACGACTTGGACTTATCGATGATATAATTGAATACAAAAAACAACCACAATTCAATGATGTGACTTGTTTAGAAGATATAATGAATGAAATAAATAATTCAAAATCTAAAAATAATTTAAAAATGGAAAATTTAAAGAAAATAAATTCTGCATTGAATCTTAAAGAGGATTCTGTAGAAAAAGACGTCTTGGATGCTATATCTAATATTAGATCAGAGGTTGAAAAGATAAAAGGGTTAGAAGATGAAAAAACAAATCTTCTATCTAATGTTGAATCTTTAAAGGAAGAAAAGATTGGACTTGAAAACGAAAAAAATGAACTTGAAAATCAAATCAGTGAAAAAGAAACTGAACTTGAAAATAAAGACAAAGAGATAAAAGACTTGAACGAAAAACTCGTTGATCAGTCTATTGCAAAAGCAATTGAATCTGGACTTTTCAAAGAGAGCAAAAAAGAAGAATTAAAGAATCGTTTTGAAAACAATCTTGAGGCATTAGACTTTTTTATTGCAGAAGCAGATGTGAAAGAGAAAAAAATTCTTGGGCAAATCAATAACGATAATAACGACGATGAAAATCCTCGTGCAAATTGGGGTGCCAGAGATTACGAAAAACAAGACCCTAAAGGATTGGAAAAAATTAAAAATGAAGACCCTAAGAAATATCAATCTCTTTGGGATAAATCATATGGTAAAAATAATTAAAAATTTTAAAATAATTAAATCATGGCAATAAGACAACCATTTGGAGCAGGTGCAGACGACCAGACTCCATTAACAAGTGTAAACGTAGGTACTGCCTCGACAGGCGTTACCGCAGTAGAATATGGTGATGCGATCAATCACACCACTGTATTGACAATTTCTTCAACTTTACCAGCAATAGCTGGGGGTGCTGATTTAGCAGTAGGTAAATTATTATATACACTACCTGCCGGCGCTGAGCTGATAGAAAGTGCTTATATGAGTGTGGCTCTGACAGCTGCTGACGGAAATATTGACGCAGATACTCCAGACGTAGGAATTGGAACAGTAATAGGTTCGGGAGTGGTTGCTGTTTTAGGTGGTACAGCAACTTTTGAAAACATAGTGACAGGACAGACAGCGACGAATTGTACAGGAACAGCAACAGTAAAGGCAACGGCTCCAACAGCAGGCGTTGATTTAGAGATTGCTACTGCTGCTGCTCATACTGTTTATCTTAACGTAGCTGACGGATGGGCTGCTTCAGGAGAAGCTGCTTGCCCAGTAACAGGTACAGTAATTTTAAATTGGAAATTTTTAGTATAAAATATAAACATAATAAAAAATTATAAAAATGGCTATTCAAAAAGAAGTTTGGACAAAAGATATAGAGGAAAAATTATTTGCTAATAACGAATTCATTATGTCTTCTATATCACATGACGCTTTTGTTGACAACAAGACCGTTCATGTACCACAAGCAGGAAGTTTGCCTTCTGTTTCAGTAAATAGAAGTTCATTTCCAGCGACAATATCTCAAAGAACCGATACGGACTTGACTTATGACTTAATTAATTTCACTTCTGACCCTATCTTGATAAGAGATTTAGATGCATTGCAAGTTAATTATGACAAACGTATGTCTGTAACGAGTCAGCAGATCAATAAAATGAATGACAGACTTGGTCTTGAATTCTTATATAGAGCAGCTCAGGCAACTGCAAGTGTGACAACTACCGGAACAGCGGCGGCAAGTCTTAACTCTCCCGGAGCAACAGGAAACAGAAATGGACTTATCTTGGCTGATATGGCAAGTGCTGCATCAAAACTTGATGGAGACGATGTTCCTTCACAAGGTCGTCACATGGTAATTCCTTATAATGTATATTGGAATTTTGTAAATGCTGAGAAGGCATCTTTACTTAATCTTGATTATCAAGGTGGATTAACTGAAGCAGACATTCAATCAGGTGTTGTTGCTAAAATATATGGATTCAAAATTTATGTTCGTTCATATACAGTAGTATATGATAGTGCAGGAGCAAAAAAAGCAATAGGAGCCGCCACAGCTACCACAGATGACTGGGGTATTGTTGGATGGCAAGAAGATGCTGTTGCAAGAGCAAAAGGAGACATTAAGGTATTTATCGACGAAGATAAGCCAGAATATTACGGTTCTGTATATTCAAACGAAATAAACTTTGCGGCTAAAGCCTTACGCTCAGACCTTAAAGGAATCGTTACAATTCAACAAGCATAATTCACTGGGGGTAATTCAATTACCCCCTATTTTTAATCTGGAAATAATTTTATTTCCATAAATTTTTCGATTATGGCGAATTTTGTAAAAAAATATACTAAAGAAGAATTGATTCAGCGAGGAAAACATTTGATCGTAGCAAACGGCTCTATATTGGCTACTGAAGATGGTAATTTTTTTAATAATAATGAGGTGGGAAAAACTCATGCTGAAGGTCATGTAAGGACGGAGAAGCTTTCATCTCCTATTCTTCTTGAAAAACAGGACTTGAATCCGAAAAAAGAAGTCAAACCAGAGGTTATAATAAAAAAGGAGGAACCAATAAAGTCAGTTGAAGAATCAAAAAAAGAAACTGAAAAACCAAAAAAACAAACCTCAAAAAATAAAAAATAATGGCATTACCAAACATAATATTCAACAGGGCAGAAGGAGGCATAGGCAGACCGCCAACGAATAATGATTATATCAGTGGAATGATATTTTATTATGATACCTTACCTTCAGGCTTCGGAGCAAGCGATAGGATTAAGCCTATTTATTCGCTTGAAGATGCTGTTAATCTCGGCATCGTAGACACTCATACAGACGAAACAAAAGCGACAGGGGGCAATATCGAGATTACTGTTGCTGGAGGAACGGCAGATGTAGAGACTGTATCATTAGCTGGCGCTGTATTAGGTAGTTACACAGTTCAGGCAGGAGATGCTACAACTGACGTAGCGACAGGATTAAGAGCAGCTATTAACGCCTTGACAGTAGACCATGGATATGTGGCAGCTGGTAGCGGTTCTGACGTAGCCTTAACGGCTCCAGACGAACAAGGGCAATCAATTAATACAGG